CAATGACCTTGATGAAGTCACCGACTATGTATTTGAGGTTTTGCAGAACTCTAACTTCTCACAAGAAGTGCACGAATCCTTTATGGACTTAGCTGTAGGCACTGGCATTCTTGTTGCAGAAGAAGGCGATGCAATTAATCCGGTACGTTTCTCTGCTATTCCTCTACCTCACGTTGTGCTAGACACTGGCCCCGATGACCGGATAGATCACATCTACCGTGAGAGGAAAGGCATTAGATACAATCAACTACAGGTTTTATACCCTGATGCTGAACTAAATGAGCAGATTCAAAACCGCATGGGTAACGGCGGCAATGACACAACAACTGTACTTGAGTTGGTTTGTCGTGATTACTCTCGCAGGAATGAAGAAGTGTATATGAGTTACGCTTACTGCATGACTACTGAAAGCGTGATCTACAAGCGTGAGCTTAAAGGTAATGGCGCTAATCCATTCATCTGTTTCCGTTGGTCTAAGTGTGCTGGAGAAGTCTATGGTCGTGGCCCTCTTATCAATGCACTGTCTGCTATCAAGACAACCAACCTAACCATTGAGTTAATCCTAGAGAATGCACAGATGGCTATCTCTGGCGTGTATCAAATGGATGATGATGGTGTCATAAACCCCGATACTATATCCTTAGTGCCGGGGTCTATTATACCAAAGGCTATTGGTTCCAATGGGTTACAGCCTGTTGCTGCTGCTGGTAGCTTTGATGTAGCTCAACTTATACTTTCGGATATGCGTTTAAATATTAAACGTGCGCTCTACAATGACATGCTGGGCAACCCTGATAAAACTCCTGCATCTGCTACTGAGGTTGCGGAACGTATGGCTGATCTATCGCGGCGTATGGGTTCTGCGTTTGGCAGACTACAAGCTGAATTGGTGCAGCCAGTATTGCAGCGCGTTATCTACATCCTTAAAAAGCAGGGCCGCATTGAAATACCAAATGTTAATGGCCGTGAGATTAAGATTAGGTCTATCTCTCCGCTTGCACAAGCACAGGCTAACGCAGATATATCATCTGTTGGTCGGTTTCTTGAGATGGTTCTTGGCACCTTTGGGCCAGAGGTTCTTAATCTACTAATCAATTCAGAGGAAACAGCGGCGCACCTTGCTAAGAAATTTGGTGTACCTGACGGGTTGATTCGTGATCCCGAAGAACGTAAGCAGATAGTTGCAATGGCGCAGCAAATGCAAATGCAGCAACAACAGCAGATGCAAGAGCAACCGCCACAGGAACAACTGCAATAGGAGATAAAGTTGGCCGCATCTAAAGCAAACATTGGCATTGATGGAATACAACGCACAGCTAACCAAGATAAGGTTATAAGCACTACGGTTGCTCATCTGTTTGAATCAGAAGCAGGTAAAGCAGTTATGGAATACCTCAAGTCTATAACTATTAATCGTGTGCATGGCCCTAATATTAGCACAGAAGAACTGCGTCATCACGAAGGCCAACGGTATATAGTTGGCTTGCTACAGGCAAGAACCCAGCATGGTCATAAGGTAAAGCAAGATGTCTGAGTCATTATTGAATGAATCGTCTGAACCCCCAGAAGCAGTTACAGAAGTTACGCAAACGCAGGCCGAGAGACCGGATTGGTTGCCTGAGAAGTTTAACTCGCCAGAGGACTTGGGCAAGGCGTACAGTGAATTATCTTCTAAGTTGGGGACGAAGGAGGAAGACCTAAAGGCTTCATGGCAAGAAGAAATGCAGCGAGAGGCTTACGCTGATCGTCCCGCCACTAAGGGTGATTACCTTCTGCCAGAAAGCATTGATCCCGAAACTGCGGTAGATAGCCCTTTACTTGATTGGTGGTCAGAGCATTCGTTTGAAAGTGGTCTTGGTCAAGAGGAGTTTCAAAAGGGCATTGAGTTGTTTGCCGAAGCTATGGGTCAAGGTCAGCCAGACATAGAGGCAGAAACCAAACTACTAGGTGATGCTGCAACTGATCGTATTGAGGCAGTTAGTTTGTTTGCCAATCAGTTCTTTCCTGAAGATAGCCTAGATGCAATAGAGCGCATGTGTGAAACGGCTGGCGGTATTGTTGCTTTGGAACACATCATGGAAAAGATGAAGGGGCCATCTTTCGCTGGTGATTCCGCTATGACTAGCCAGATTACAGATGATTCCTTGCGTACTATGCAGAAGGACGAGCGTTACTGGAACCCACAGAAACGTGATCCTGCTTACGTCAGTCAGGTAGATCAGGCGTATCGCAAACTATATGGCTGATCCTATTCTACAGCGTAGGGGCTTTCAGTTAGTCCCTATGCAGAAGTCTCATGTTATGAAGTTTTACCATGACATAGCTCCGTATAGTGCGGCAGAGTATGAAGACGTTGACTTGTTCTATGCCCTAGATCAAATGCAAGAAGAACAAGAGTGCATGGTCTTGGAAAACCCAGATGGTATATCTGTGCAGCTTATTGGTCTGCAAGCTACTGGCAATCAACAGGTCTGCATGTGGTCCTTGTTTACTAAGCAGATGGATGCAGATTGGCGCAGCGTCATTAGAATATCGCCTGACATTCTTAGATACATTCATCAGACATACTACGAGATAAACTTAAACATATCTGTAGATAACGAAGGCTCTCTTAACTGGGCAGCATGGCTTGGGTTTTCAGCCGCTGGATATATAGATGATGAGGACGGTACAACCTTAGTGCATTTTGTGCGTTGCAATCCAGATAGAAAGAATGTTTACGCTCTATCGTCACGGCCCGTAATGCACTGAGTAGCCCGTTAGGATACCTACGTTGAGGATGCAGAAGGATACCCAGAGTACAAATGCAACTTTAATAAAGGACTCTTGAAATGGCTAATACAATAGACACAGCCTTCGTCAAGCAGTTTGAATCCGATGTGCATCTGGCATACCAGCGCATGGGTTCTAAACTGCGGAACACTGTTCGTACCGCAAACGCTACTGCGTCTGTAGTTCGTTTTCAAAAGATTGGTTCTGGCGTTGCCACTACTAAATCACGCAATGGTAATGTCACTCCTATGGAACTGGCGCACACAACCGTTGAAGCAACCATGACTGACTTCTATGCTCCTGAGTATATTGACAAGCTAGACGAGCTGAAGACTAACATTAACGAGCGTCAAGCTGTTGCTCAATCTGCTGCTGCTGCTCTTGGTCGTAAGACTGACGAGCTAATCTATGCAGCTTTGGATGCGGCTGGCGGTACGGCGATTCACGATACCAGCTCGGCTCTTGAAATTGCTGACATTCTATCTCTGTTTGAAACTATGGGCGTTAATAACGTTCCAGAAGACGGACAGCGTTACTTGGCAATGCACCCCAAAGGTTATGCTGATATGTTTGGCATTACTCAGTTTGCTTCTGCTGACTTTGTTGGTGAGCAAAACTTGCCGTTTGCAGGTGGCATGACCATGAAAGAGTTCATGGGCTTTAAAGTATTCTCTACCTCTGCTGTAACCGCAGGTAAGAATATGGCTTATCATACTTCAGCAATTGGCCTTGGTATTAACGCAGACGTTGCTACTGAGATTAATTATATTGCTGAAAAAGCATCTCACCTCGCAAACTCCATGATGTCTATGGGCGCAGTCGGTATTGACGCCAATGGTATTTGTGAAGTTCTTGACAACAACACTTAAGAAAGGAACTTTATCATGGCTTACGCAGCAGCAGGTTTACATCGTATCGGAGGTGCTAGTGGCGCCGCCCTTTGGATGTACCGAACAACAGACGCGATTGCAGCAATCAACTCTGCGGGTTACTTTAATGATGCAGCAGCAATGCTAAACATTCGTGATCTGATTATTGTGCAGGATACAAATACACCTACAACTAACTTCGCAACTGTATTGACTAATACTGGTTCAGTAGTGGATGTGTCTGATGGCACAGCCGTTGTTGAAACAGACAGCGATTAAGGAGAGGGGGCTTCGGCCCCCTAACCACTTAGTATGGCAAGCACAGCATCCGACAGTCCGATTGACATTTGTAGCCGCGCACTAATTCTAATTGGTGCCGAGCCTATTACGTCATTTGATGATGGAAACAATGAAGCACTGGTTGCTTCTAATATGTATGAGGATGTAGCCCAATCAGCTTTAGTTAACACTCGGTGGCGCTTTGCAACGGATCAACTTGTATTGAACCGACTAAGCGATGCACCTACTGGTAGATATGAAGCCGCATATCAAATGCCAAACAACTCACTTATGATTCATGCGCTTACTGTAAATGGTTTTAACATTGAGTTTCAAACCTACAGTGACAATCTATTCTGTGATGCCGATGCTTCTGATGTAGTTATTGCAGACTACACATACAGAGTTACAGAAGAATACTGGCCTTCTTACTTTACAATGGCTGTTCAGTTTCAGCTTGCGTCTGTGTTTGCTATCTCACTAGCGCGTGATGGTAGCCTTTCTCAGCTTATGGATCAGAAGGGCGCAATGCTTATGGCAAAGGCCAGAGGTCTTGATTCACAGTCACAAACAACTCGTAAGCTGGACACATCAAGATTTATTAGTAATAGGCGCAGCTAATGCAGAAGGTACAGGTTCCGATAACTAACTTTCAATTCGGTGAAGTTAGTCCATCGCTATCATCCCGAACCGATACCGCTGTTTATACTGCGTCTGCTCAGAGAGTTGAGAATATGTTTATTCGCTCCGAGGGTGGGGTGATTAAACGTGCTGGCTTACAGAACTTATACAAATATACCGACATAACCTACAATGCAGCCAAGACTCAGCAAGCTAGGTTAATGCCGTTTATCTTTTCGGATGATGAGCAATACATAGTTTCTATGGAGAACGCCAAGATTAGGGTGTTTATTATCAACCCGTCTACTGGCGCAGTTACTTTAACGGCTACGCTTACTGCCGATGTTGATGGCGCTGCTCTGCCCTTCTCTGATGTTTTTCTGCATGAATATACT